GGGCACGACGATGGTGTATCTCATGCTAGTCGGAGGAGATCCGGACTACGAAGAGCAAGACGATCAATTCAAGATGAAGAACTACATTATTCCAGGAACAAAGATTTACCTTCCAATGAACACGCAGGCAGGGCTTTTGTTCAAAGGGATGGCAGAGATTATTTACAACTACTTTATCAATGCCTCTACTGCAACTCCGATGGATGCCACGCGACTTAAAGAGGCTCTTAAACAGGCAACAATTGATATGATTCTTGGGCCGGAACCTCTTCCACCGATAGTAAAAACCTTTGCAGAAATCAAGTTTAAGTATGACTTCTTCACGACAAGACCAGTAGTACCGGTTGGCATGGAGGGTCTATATGCGGCTGAACAATATAACGCAGCCACATCCGAGGCCGGCAAGATACTGTCCAGCTTTACTGGTGATGAGAAGTCTCGCCTGTTAAACCCCATAGAGGCGGATCACGTTATCAAGGGTCTGTTTGGAACGGCTGGAGCTATGGCGATGTGGCTATCCAATAATATTGGAGAGGCTGCCCTGACAAGACCAGCAACGCCGGCCAATAAGACGCCGATAATTGGGTCTTTTATCTTGCCAGCCGTGGGTCGGAAGAATGAAGACCTGTTCTACGATCTCAAGGAACGTGTTGATTTGGAGTACAAGACCTTTGAGACAAGACTGGAACGGATGAAAGTAGATGAGATAAGAAATTATACCAAGCAGCAACATAAGCTCATTGCTTTACATGATTACACAACAGCAACCGCAGAAGAGCTTTCGGACATTGACAAAACGATTAGATTTATGGGAAGTGCGGTTTATACGGGCCGCACCCCAGAGGGAAAGCTTAAGCTTATTGAACGTCTTCAGCGCCAAAGGTCACAAATATTGACCGGGGTGGAAAGGTATAGAAAAGCCGCCGGTCTTTAACGAGGAAGAATTAGGATGGAGCAGCCGCCTTCTTTGCGGTTCTCCAGCCTGACTATGTGTAGCTCATCTATCTGTGAGTCAGAGGCGTAACAGCCGGCGTGTTCACACGCATCCAGAAGACTCTTTAGTACGTTGTCTATATCCCTCTTACGTTTGTCTGGCGGGAAGAGTGAGATGTGTACAGCCAACCTGCCCTCAATGGCCTGTATGCGGCCTACAAGGCACGCATGAAGGACGGCCGCACGGAAGGCCACCCCCTTCTTCCCAATGAAGCGGCGGTTCCCTGATTGCCCCCAGTAATGATTAACGCTGGGCGGCCACGGCAGAAACAACTCAATGTGACTGTTCATTTGCCATTGTAACATTCACCTGGATACATCAGGTGACACGGCATGGGTACAACCTGTTGACATCTGGCTTTTCTTGTGGGACTATGCTTTCCCAATCGACGACAGGAGAAAAAAGTGAAGCTCACGAACAAGTACAACATTCCACAGACGTTTGTGAATGTTTTGCAGCGCCCCTCCTACAGCAAGGGAAAGGCGCACCTATCAGTTACCCAGTTGATAAACAGTCCCAAGATCGTAGCCCTGACCAGCCTCTTCCAAGACGAGATAGAGCAGGACGTATCGGAGATGGTGTGGTCTTTGTTTGGGTCGGCGGTACACAACATTCTTGAGCATGGCAAGGATGCAAACCACAGGATTGAAGAGCGCATCCATGCAGAGTTGGATGGCTGGAATATCTCTGGGGCCGTAGATCTTCAGGTGATCAACGATGGTGGTATCTCAATTAGAGATTACAAAACCACCTCGGCGTGGGCGGTGATGAACGAGAAGATTGAGTGGGAACAACAGCTAAATATTTATGCGTGGCTGGTAGAAAAGGTCAAGAAGACCGTTGTTACAGATGTTGGGATTGTCGCCATCATCCGCGACTGGAATCGTAGGGACGCAACAAACAGAGAGGGTTATCCAGAGGCCCCAATCAAGGAGTTGCCAGTGCGTCTTTGGACGTATGAAGAACGAGAGCAATTCATCCAAGACCGTATAGCAAAACATTCGGCATGCGAGTTTGCCATTGAGTCAGAAACACCTCTGCCCGGATGCACTCCGGAGGAAATGTGGGAGAAGCAAACAACATGGGCAATTAAGAAAGAGGGTGGAGTTAGAGCAAAGAGCGTTCATTCAACTATAGAAGAAGCCCAAGTAGCTTTAACTAAGGGTTATGTCATAGAGGTTCGTCCGGGGGAGCGCACACGATGTGCAACCTTTTGTTCCGTAAATCACCGCTGCATTCAGTGGCGCGAATATCAAGAGGAAGTCAAATGAATACCGTACACAAGAAGCTGCAACAGGCGCGTCTGCTGCTCCAAGCAACGCCTTTAAAGAAATCCGGCAAGAACTCATATGCCGGCTATGAGTACTTTGAGCTGGCTGACTTTATCCCAGCCGTTCAAGAAATCTGCGGGAAGACTGGGCTTTTCGGGATGATCTCTTACAACAGTGATATTGCTTCGCTGACCATCCATGATGTTGACACGGATAACAGCGTTACGTTTACCTCCCCCATGTCTTCGGCTGCGTTGAAGGGCTGCCACGAGGTTCAAAACTTAGGGGCGGTACAGAGTTATCTTCGTCGCTATCTGTGGCAGACCGCGTTTGAGATTGTAGAGCATGATGCCCTTGATGCAACGACGGGCAGTGATAAGAAAGTAGAGCAGAAAGTAGAGAAGAAGGTAGAGCAGAAGGTAACTCCTCCAGCAAAGATAGAGGGTGAGGAAGGACAGTGGCAGTTGAAGGCGTCACTTACACCTGGTGGAGATGCCGATGCTTGGCTTCTGGCGATATCAAATGTTTGTGCGACGGCATTGGAGATGACATCAAAAGAGGACGATGTGATGCAGATTTTCAAGAAGAACAAGAAATTGTTTGACGCCGTGAAAGCACAAGACCCTGAGTACTTCAAGGACTTGATGACGATGTTCAGCGCAGCTAAATCTAAACACGCAAAGGAATAACAATGGCATTCGTACCAAGACCCAATACCGGAACACTTTGGCCCAACAAGAAGGTGACGCCCAATCAACCTGATGTCAGGGGAGATCTACACATTGATGCGGATCTGGTGAGGAAGCTTCTTGGTGAATCGCAGGACGGGATGATCCATGTCACTGTCGCTGGATGGAACAAGACCATTGCAGGAAAAGAATGCATCTCAATGGCAGCATCAGAGCCGTATGTTAAGAAGGAAAAAGTAGAAGAAGACGTACCGTTCTGATCATGGAGACAATGCAATTTGAGGCACTGAAGGTCGCCCTAAAGCAAGACAAGACCGGATATGTCCTGACATTGTGTATGCACCCAGACGACATCCCGACAGATCTTCTTAGGGATTTCGTTGGAGCGCGTTATCAGGTTGTCATGGTCAGGCTGAATGGCCATGAAAGCCCGATGACCGACGAACACGATGGAGACAAGTCAATCAGATCCGCCGGCATTCTTTGTCGAGAGCAGGGCTTCTGGAAATTTCTACATGACGATATGCAAATCCTATCGCCGAAAGAAAAGGACGCGACGGAATGGCTCAGAGAGTACTTGGGGGTTCGGTCTAGGACGGAACTGAAGAGTAACGCCACTGCCAGAAAACTTCTGGAGAAAATAACTATGGAGTACAGAGCATGGTCAGAAAGAACCTAATCCCTTATTCGGTATATCTGCCAGAGGAGTATCACAAGCGGCTACGCCTAGCGGCAAAGGAAAGGAGGGCATCAAGCATTGTCAGGGATGCGGTCATTATGCTTCTTGATGGCGGCGACATATACAAGAGCGCCTATAACAAAGGCATTGGTGACGCGGCTAGGGTTGTTTATGCATGCAAAGAGGCTCAGATGGTTGCGGTAAACAAACGTGATGTCGGCGCTATTTTGGCGGAGCAAATCAACCTATTGGAGATCCCGTGAAGAAAGCCAAAGATGCGAAGGAACATTACAACAAAAAACTAGATGCCACCCCAGAAGATGAGGAGGCTATCCGAACCATCCTAGAAAAAGCTAACAACAAACAAGTCGGAGGTGAGCATTACAAGGACAAACACATCCAGCCTTGGGATGCCATTCACGAGTGGGGTCTGGGGTTCTTCAGTGGTAACGTGGTCAAGTACGTTGCAAGGCATCGTGAGAAGAACGGCATAGAGGATTTGAAGAAGGCGCGACATTACTTGGACAAACTGATTGAGCTAATGGAGAAGCCAAATGTCCGAGAGAGATGAGGAGTCAACCCGCAGCGCGAGACTTCTGGCGGCCGTAGTCGTTCAAGCAATTCGGGATGCCTGTATTACGCCCATCAGGGGGGGGAGGTTCCAGGCAAAACCCAGCCCTATGGCTATTGATGCAATACGGTTTATTTACGACGGTTATGCACAAAAATATCTGGAAGCTATCGGCATGTCATATGAAGCATACATCCAGAGGCTGAACAGGGAGATGCACAAAAGAGAACCAACATTACCTAAGGCTCCCATATCTACTGATCAGAAAAGATGTTT